TTCCCAGCTGATTGCTTGGAACGCTCTTTTTATGTTGTCAGAATTGAATTATAACGCCGTCAGGCGGCATCGGTGAACAGCATCATGTCAGTGTAGTGCGAGCTGTAGTTCACGGTGGCGTTGAACTCTACCTTGTGGCAGTTCCTGAATGGGTTGCCCACGGTCTGGTTCCTGCCCATCCACTCGCAAAGCTCGATGATGGACGACTTGTTGGAAGTGAAGTAAACGAAACGGTGTCCGGCAAGAATGGTCAGCACGTCAAGGTAGTCGGCGAGTCGCCAGTACATGCTGTATGTACCCACTTCGGTGGAGAGATACGGCGGATCGACAAGGAACACCACATTCGGCACGTCCTTGTATCGGGCGAACACCTCCTTGTAGTCGCACGAAACCACCGTGATGCCCTGCAGATAATCCTCGCAAGTGGGATAGTCAGACTTGCGTATGTTGTTATACAGAGCCTCCTTTTTCATTTCGGGAATGCTCATCTTGTACTTCATGGAGAACATCAGCCCGGCGGAGATGGTGATGAAGTCGATGTACCCGACCTCACGCTCCTCCTGCTCCAGTCTGGCGAATATGCGGTCGCGCAACTCGCCACGGATGCAGCTGTGCTTGGGTATGCCTTCCGTCTCCACCATTTTGCGCAGGTCAGCCAAAAGGCGGTTGGTCTGCGGAATGTGCTGCAGGCGGTTGCGGTAGCCGTCGAAGTCGTTGTATATGACCGTGGCATTCGGTTTCTGGCACTTGGTGATGTGCGACAGCAGACCCGAACCGCCGAACAAATCCACGAATACCGTGTCCTCAGGATATTGCTTGAGAACCTTGATGAACTCACGCGAGAACATGCGCTTCTGTCCCACGAATGGGAGCGGTGCCGATAAATACTGCTTTCTCATGGCTACACGTTCAGTTCAAATCTCACGTTCTCGTTTCCGTCGAGCAACTGGCGTGTGTGGCTGATGTTGTTCTCGTAGATATGCACATTCGCAAGGTTCAGCGTGATGGACTTCAAAGGCAAGTCAATCTGCCGGGCCATAAGGTAGAGGTGGTAGATGTCCGCCGGCAAGCCGAGGTTCGCATCCGAGCTGCGCTGGTAAGCCGACACCACCAATTCGCCGTTCTCTATCTGGAACTGAACGAGTGACAGACACGGAGCCTGGTTTGTCTCCGCATCGGTGGAACCGAGGAACAGCACATAGTTCTTGCTGTTGCGCTTCTCGCGGTTGATTTTGGCAATGAGCGGTGGCAGTTTCTCAAAATAGGTGGGGTAGGAGTTCACAAGGATAGCACCGCAGTAGTCCCACCAGTTGATGCCCACCTCGCGGTACTTCTCCACGTTGCGCTCGCCCTGCATGAAGAGCTGCAATTCGTTTCTTAACTTCTTGCGTGCGATGCCGTGCCCCTCGAAAATGTCGAGCAGGTCGGCAGGGGAGAGCACCAGTCGCTCGTTGAGCAGATAGCGTATGCTCCCCTTCTTGTTTTGTTGGCACTTGCCCTCGGCAAGCACTTTCTGCAAAATTTGATGGTATTTGTTCATGACCGTTTTGAATTTGAAAACGGTGCAAAGGTAATATGGCAGCACCTCTTCCCCATGGACAAGCCACCACGTTACACTGCAAGCAGGTTGCAGTCGGTTTTGAAACGCCGTATGAGGTTATACACCTTGCGCTCGCTGACGGCATACTCTGTGGCGAGCCTTGCCACGATATAGGACACCTTCTCGCCCTGTGCGGAAAGCGTGCGGTATTCATTAAAAAGGTCGATGTATTGCACATCGTCCAGCCTGATTCCAGCCTTTTGGAAGTAAATCAGCAGTTCCCTGTTCAAATTCAGTATCTCTATCAGTTTCATTCTCAGAAAAAATTAGTACTTTTGCACCGTCTCACTTATCATAGAGCGCGGCGTTGCGCTTAAACATAAAAAAAGCCACTCATTGGCGAGCGAGGGTCTACGCCCCCGGTCGTGCCGATGAGTGGTACTTTATGTTCAAATGGTAAGTGAGACGACTATTTAACAGGCCGGGGGCTTTTTTTTAACCCTCCCCCGAAGGGATTGTTCTTAGTCTCGGTATAACTCCAAATTGAAATTATCCTTGCTCTTCCATCCGTCAGCCAGTGTGTCCTGGATATGCTGCATGGCTTTGGTATAGAAGTCCGTCAGTTCTTCGATGGTGCTGAACGTGTGATAGCATGGCACATCGTCCGTTCCGAACTTGAACGTGACCGGCAATGTTTTTCCGTTAGTCTGCACAGCCAAGTCGTATGCCACCTTGTAGTTGAACTGGTTCTCGTTTGAGAGCCACACGCTCATGCCGTTCCACACGAAGCCAGAAAGTATGGTCTCGTTCGTGCGGTCGTTGAACCATTCCGACACCATGGTCTTGATGGTATCCTCAGATGGTTTTCCGTTGAACTCAGCCTCCATATAGTCGGCAGATCCATCCTCGTTGTTATGCACGTCCCAGCGGACGCGCCATTTTCCTTTGACGGGGTTGGTGCATTCAAGCAGCTTTACCCCTTGTGCTCCGTTTACTCTGTTCATCATGTGAAAATGTACTTTGTTCTACCTTTGCCGAAGGTTTCCGCCTTGATGGTGGTCTCGAATGGGAAGCCGTCTGGCATTTCACTCACTTGCTGGAGAATGTTTTTCATCTCCTCGCTGTTGGTGAAGAACTTCTTCGGCTCGCCGTTCTGCTCAATGGACACGACACAGCGGTCTTCGCCCTGGCTGGTTTTGACTCCGACCTCGAAGTCTTTTACCACGATGGGCAGGTTCACCAACTCGCGGATGCTTACCACCGCACCCGCAAATCGCTTCTTGCCGTCTTCCGGCTTGTAAGCGACATTCAAATCCTTAAATGATTTCATTTCTTTGCCTGTTAATTTATTGAACAACATTATACAGTCGGCGTGTTTTGCCATTCCGTAGAAACTTGCTATCAAGACACGCCTCCTTTTTCTCGATTTAACCTCGTGCATTTTTCGGGCAAACTTCTGTTTGATGCGCTTGCGCAGCAGCACATGGTCGGGATAGATGACATATCCCAAGAAGTCAATGCCCTCGCCCACGGGAAACACACGCTCGTTGGCTTTCACCTTCAAGTCGATTTGTTCCACTTGCTCATGGACGGCATCACGAATCTCCCACAGTTCCGCTTTCGATTTACCGAGTACCACGCCGTCATCACAATAGCGGTAGAAATGACGCACGCCGTACCTGTCCTTCAGATAATGGTCTAAATACACAGACAACAACAGATTGCCCAAGCCCTGCGATGAGCGCAGCCCTATGCTGATACCTTGCGGTATGACGCGGACAAAGTTGTCAAGCATGGCTATGAGCTTCTTGTCTTTGAATACCCGATGCACACTGTACATAACGAAGTCCTGGTTGACACTCTCGTAGAACTTGGAGATGTCGAACTTGTAGCAGAACCTTGTGCCTTCCGGGTCTTCCTGCATATCACGGCGAATGTACTTCATCAAGTCGTGCATTCCCCTGTCCTTGATGCTTGCGGAGGTCGTTCTGATGAACCGCTTCTTCAGATGCTTATCCACCACCGACATGATGGCGTGGACAGCGATGCTGTTCTTCAGTTTCTTGAAGAATTGGATGTGCCGTAGTTTGCCGGCCTCTATAATATCTTTCTCCTCAATGTCCTTTGCGGTCACATGGAACGTGCCGGAAGCAATACGTTCAGAGAGTTCCTTGATGACCTCCTCACGATGCGCGAGCAAGTAACGTCCCTGATGGCTTTTCTTCCGTTTGGTGCCACTGAGGACCTGGTCGAATGATTCCGCCATGTTGGAATACTCGACAATCTCCTCTATGATGTGACCTTCTCTGCGCATAGCATCAGTTGTTAGTTGTTTATACAATGGAAGATATGGGCCTTCCTTTCCCCGGGCCAGACTTCTTCGAACTGTTGCCAGCCTACCAAACCCTATTGCCCGACACGTGATTTTTCAGCTTTCTACTCATTGTAGGTTTGCTGTGGCTTGCCACCCTCGGCACCACATTGGGGACTCATCCCCATCGTTGTACGCCGATTGATAGTTGGTGAGACGCGAGCCGATGTTCGCATTCGCATTCGAGGCATCGTTACTCGCATTCGCGTACGACACACCGCCATTCGCGTTGGCGTTATTGTAACCGCGATAGACCACACGGCCTATGGGGTAGCTCTACCGGTTGCAAAGTTACTGAATATCTGTGCAAAACATGAATGAATATTACACAATGCACCAAAACAGCATGGCTGTGATGCCACCGAACACCGTGCAGAGCCAGTCTATCCAGTCCCAAGGGCAGCCGTGGAGCTTGTCCTTGAGTTCAAGACAAGAGGCTGCGATGATGGCAGAATAGATGGCTGCCCATGGTGATAAGGCGCACAGACCAACCAATAAACCGCCGATGAGATGCTTGTAGCGGTTGCTTTTCTTCAGAAATGAGATAATTTTGTTCATAACTTGATGTGTTTTGAAAAATAGTTGTTACCTTTGTGGCGTGTGAATGTCGAAGATACGGCGCGATAACTTCAAGCTTTCCTTTCACACTATAATAGGTGGCTTCGGTCACCTTTTATTTTTTCTAATTCTTCCCTGATTCTCTCTTTTGTTTGTTTTGTGTCGCCAGAGAAGAAATCAGCCGTAATTTTAACAGCTTTGTCGTTGTATATTACATAGCATTCGCTTACAGTACCATTTTCAAAATCCATGTGCCGGTTGTTTATCGCCGATGCCAACTTGATGCTTGGAAGATATTTGAATTTATTTGGGTGCATATCCAAATCAATGACAACTACAGAACAACCTTGTTTGATAGCCTTGTTGAAACCGGAAGCGACACCGTTTGGAGATTCAATACCTTTTCTATCTGCTATATTGTCGTTGATAAGATATTCGGGGTTCTTCACTCCATTTTCATATACATGCTTTCTTATTTGCATATTCATTTCTGGGAATGATGACAAAAGAGAATGAGCAGCTCGTGTGTTTTCTTTTACTTCTGTTTGATCAGCCTGTACACTGATTTTTAGTCGCTCACCATAGGTTTTGTCAGTTGTGTATTGGCTTGTCTCGTAACATGACCGTAAGCATTTGCACGCTGCACACAATTCATTTTCGGGAATGAATTTCGCCAACTTGATTTTGCCCTTTGCGATGTCGCAGTCCCGGCATCGGCGAATTGTGTAGGGGTTGTAGTCGGGTACGGTCTTGTCTTCCTTGCCGGGGTTGAAATGGAAGATACCCTTCGTATCACGCTGCAGAGCCTCCTCGCCAAGTGCCATCGCCTCGTCGTGCGGTGTGGTCGGATATTTTGACTTGCGCACCTGTACCACGGTACATCGGCAGTTCCAGCCGTTGGGCGGATAGTATTCTTCCCAGAACGGGTCGGAAGGTGGAAGCGTTACCCCATTGAGCGCAGCGTGTTCCGGACGCACCTTGCCATCGTTTGCCGTGCGGTACTGGAGGTTGTAGCGGTCGCCGTCCTCAGAGAACCGTTCCCACTTGGCAGCCATCTCCGCAGACGACTGCACGAAGTTGTACTCCGCACGGAGGTAGTTGGAGTTGTAGGTGTTGTCTATCTTTCGGACATCATTCAAAAAGGCTTCGAACGTCTTTCTATTGCCGTTAGAATCCAGCAAGGACGGGAACGCCTCGTTCAACTCGTGAAAGGTTTTCATGCCCGAGAAGATGTAGTCAGACCGCTGGAGTCGCTTGCGCATGGCATCGGACATCCCCACCTTTTTGAAAGTGGAGTCCAGCACACCGGCATGGGCATCGATGAACTTCTGGATTTTTGGTTCGGCCAGCACCTCGATGCGGAACTGCGAACCCTCCAACGAGTAGAGCGTGTGCATCATGCCGTCGAACAGTTCCGAGAGTTGCTTGCGTATCTCCTCCTCACGCTCCTTTGACAGCGATAAAGTCTGTGGCTCATCGCCTAACAGCAGGGCGTAGCGTTGGTGCAGCCCCAGGTAATCACTGGGGCTTAATCGAAAAAACCGCCGTGAATGTTCTGCTGCTGTTTCTTCTTGTTCTTGTCGTCCGGCTCATTGTTGCCCTCGTCGTCATCATCGTCCTCCCCACCGGGTAACATGGGTGTAGCGTTGCGCCTTTCACCCACAGGCATACTGTACTTCTCGGCAAAATATGTCGGGTCCACCTCGTAGCGGTCGGCAATCATCGTCTCGTATGCCACCTGCTGTTCCGGGGTATAGTCCACCGCATCGTCCCACTCAAAGCGCAGACCCTTGACAGGGAAACCGTGCTTCACCATGCGCGGGATAAGCTGGTTGTTCACGATGTCGCGCAGCATGGTGCAGTCGCTCTCCACCAAGTTCTCGAACACCTCCAGGTGCGTTTCCGACTGCGAGAGGCTGCTGCCGTCCTCAATGGTCATGGTCTGCCCGATGATGAGTTTCGAGAGTTCCGAGTTCGCCCGGTCGATGCGCTTGTCATAGACGTTGAAGGCATCGCCCTTGCCACTCTCCACGAACTCAATCTCCGTGTCCTGCCCAGCCACCATGTACTGGCTCGCACCCGCGCCCTTCAGCATCTGCTCCAGCCGTCCCATCTCCTTGGGGTCGCGTGAGGTGGTGCGTGCGATACGCATCGGCATACCGAATATCTCGCCGAATGAATCCCAGAACGCCAGCATATTCTTCTTCGGTATGGTCTGCGTGGCAGCCTTCAGATACAGTCCGAGGTCGTCAGGCCGCCCGGCTTCGATGAGCCAGTCCGTAAACGGAGCCGAGCGGTAGTCTATGCCCGAGGTCCAGTCCTGCCCGAGCTGCTGAATGACACGCCCGTATTCCGGAATGACATGCTTTCGTGGAATGAGTTTCACGTCCGTATAGCACACGCAGCCGTCGCCGTCGGTGGTGAGGTCGCCAAGCTCGATGAGCGAGTGTCCCCAGTTGTTGGCGGCAAGCGCATATTCGAGCAGCTGCTTGAACCACGACTGGTCGAAATAGTGGTGCGCCTCCTCGTTCTCGTTACCCTTAGCATCCACCAGCTTGAACGACTTCGCCATGACGAACCCCACACGCTGGCGCACACAGCCCGAGAGGTGAAGGTCAATCTCCACATCACGGTAAATGTCGTAAAGGCGTTGGCGGTTCGGGCTGTCCACATTGATGGCCATCTGCCAAGCCTGTCGCCAGTCGGCGATGTCCTTGCGTGTGAGCGCGTCGGTGGTGCGCTCCAGTTCGATGACCATCTTCTTCACGCGCTTGCGGTCTGACGACTTGGCAAGATGCAGGTCGCCGTATGGTGTGCGCAGCACGTTCTGACCGCCACCGAACATACCGCTGAAAAAGTTCTTTATATCCATAGCGTTACCAGTTATGTCGTAATTGTTGCTGTGAACCGAATATGAGCAGGTCGCCTGTCGGTGTGCCGTCCTCGTCAGTGGCGAGCGGCAAGTCGGGGATAATCTTCCCGGCTTGCACACCCTCCAGCCACTTGACCGCACGCTCGTAGCGTTCCTTGCGTATCTCGCTGCCCATTTTCTGAGGCATCGCTGCGATCATGTGGTAGAGCGCAATGTCGGCGGCATACATCACCACCAGGCGGTTGCGCCCCTCGCCCTCAGCCGAGAACACCGCCTCCGTGTCGTACTTCGGACGGAGGTAGCCGGCAATCTCCTCACACGCCTCCAGTTCCGCATTGTCGCGTATCTCCTCAGAGGCTTGCGACACCACCTTCAGCGCGTTCTCGCCGATGACCACCCTGTAATCTTCTTCCGTGATAAACATGACGCGCCCCCTTTCTAATGCGTAACATAAATGGCGCGACGCTCGATGTCCGCCACCTTCACACCCTTGCGGAAGCGACGCTTAGCCACCAGCTCACGGATGGTGCGTTTCGGCACGACCTTCAGCGAGCCGTTCATGTAAATCACATAGTATTTCATGCCAAGCAGCTCCGAGAGCCTGTTGGCCTTCTTGATGGCACGCTTGCACTGCCATCCCCAGATAATGTCCTTTATAACTTGAATCATAGTTACCAAATGTTTTTGGCGGTCGGCCTCTTGCCGAACACCGGTTTGAAACTTTCCTGTCTTGTGTTGCGCTGTAGAATCCATATAGCCCCCTCGTCGGCATCGGGCGCATCGTCATGCACACGGCTGCCACGCTCCAGTGCCAGCGTCTGTTCGATGCCCACCTGCATGTCTGGGTCGTCCTTCTTGCGCTCGTTGTAGAATACAAAGCCACGTTCCCAAAGCGGACTGACCGCCTCGATGCGCTGAATTTTGTCCGGCTTCTTGCGCTTGTCGGGCATGATGGGCAACTGGTATCCGCGCAGGTTGCCCTCCACGGCGAACTCGTCCAGAATCACGTCCTGCATGAAGTTCGCCTCCATGAAGAACTGCACGGCCACCGTGTCGCGTGTGCGCTCATAGAGGTCGTAAAGCCACCGCACCATCTCGCTGACCGTAGCCTGGCGCACGAAGGCATCGATGAGATGCAGTTCCGAGCCAATCTTTCCCCACAGGCGGCACGCCTTGTAGTCGTTGGAGGTTGTCGATTTGAACGACGGGTCGGTGTAGCACACCAGCATGTCGTACTTTTCGAGCTTGGGCAGACGCTTGTAGCGAATCCACTCCGCACGGAAGATGGTGCCGTCCACGATAGGGTTGTGCATCATCTCCTTCTCCCAGGCACGGTAGCCCACGAAGTCGCGGTAAGCCTGCGCCTCCTCCTTCGTCCACTTCTCCTTCCACACAGGCTCGCCGTTTCGGTCCACCGCCTGTATCTTGGAGAGGAACACGCCCTTTGTGTGCGAGATGTTGTAGAGCACAGAGTTCTTGCTGATAAGGTTGCCCACCATGATGAAACGTCCACGACCCACATCAAGCGCACCGAAGAGTGCCTCCTTCACCCAGTCCGTAAGGTCATGCACCAACTTCTCGTTGCGGCAGAGCTGGTCGTCATCCAAGTCGTCGATGACGATGTAGTCCGGACGAGCCTCACGGTCGCGCAAGCCACGGGGCGACTGACCGCGACCGCAGGCAAGGAACTTCACACCGCTCTTGGTCTTGAACTCGCCCTCCTGCCAGCCACCGTCATTCTTCTGCTGCCCGAAGTCAGCGATGAGCCGTTGGTTGTATTCCAGCTCTGCCTGGATGTCGCCAAGCAATCGGTCGGCATTGTCCTCCGACTTGCCCACGACCACCATAAAGTTGATGAGCCGCTTCGGTTGGAACATCAACCAGAGCGGCGTGAAAACATCAAGATGTGTGGATTTTGCATGACCGCGCGGCCACATGAACACCGCCTTCAGGTCGGGAGTGTTTCGCACCTTGCGTGCCGCCTCGTTGTGGAACGGCGCATTGTGTATGGTGCGTATGACCTCGCCGGTCGTCTTGTCGCGCAACTGAAGGAAATGCGGAAAGTAATACTCGCAGAACGCCGCATAATTACCCAGCAACCGTTTGATGCGCATATCCCTCTCTACGGGTGTTTCGCTTTTGAGAAGCGACGTGTCCGTAATGGACTGCACCTGCCGGCACCGCTCTTTCCATTCCTCGTATGCCTTTTTCTTTTCCGCTGCTGTTGCCATAGGCTGCCTCCGTTACTTTATGCCCATCTGCTCGGTGATGTACAAGTCCTGGTACTTGTTGATGACACGCATCAGTTCGGGAGTAACTTCCGGGTCGGTCTGCGAGCGGAACTCCAGCCATCTGGAGAAAGCCATGAACACCTCGATGGCATCCACCACGTTAGCCTTCTTGTCGAGTTTCTCTATGACCGACGAGAGCTTTGCCAGCTTGTCGCCAAGTCCTGCGATGAGTGCGGGGTCGTTGGAGTCATTCACCTGTGTAATGAGCGTGTCGATGGTGAGCAGCAGTTTGTTCACCAGTTCGGGACGGGTGATGTTCTTGGCGGCACGCGCCTCCTTCCACCCGTCGGCTGTACACCACTTGGATATGGTGACGCGCGACACGTCCACCTTCTCCGCAATCTCCTGCTGCTCCATGCCCGAGAGATAGAGCGTGCGTGCCAGCGACTTCTTCTTTTCAATATCTGCCTTTGTCATGTTGATAAGGTTTTTGTTCGTTACGTCAGGGCACACCACGCCCCGATTCTTTTGCAAAAGTGCCACGATTTCGGTGGCTCTCCAAAAAAGTGTGCAATGGTTTCATAGAAGTGTGCAACCATTGCACACTTTTTTGGCGGACAGACATTTACCTCGTAATATTGCAGTCGCAAATCGGGCGTAGCAGCCCCAAAAACAGCAACGACATGAGTAAAGGAAAACGAGTAAGAATAACCAACGACAGCCTGAACAGCTACGGCACAAGAGTGCTGACGGCAGGCATGAACGTGGAGCAGTACCAGCGCAACCCAGTGCTGCTGTACATGCACGAGCGCGGCAACGTGATAGGCTATGTGAAAGACCTGAAGATGGAGGACGGCGAGGTGACCGGCGAGCTGATGTTTGACGAAGCCTCCGAACTCTCCGTGCGCTGCAAGAAGCAGTACGAGTTCGGCAGTCTGAAGATGGTGAGCGCAGGGCTTGACATTCTGGAGACAAGCGAGGACCCCGAACTATTGGTGCAGGGACAGACCAGCCCCACCGTCACCAAGAGCAAACTCTTTGAGGTCAGCCTGGTGGACATAGGAGCCAATGACGATGCCATCGTGCTGCAGAAAGACGGCAAGAAGATAACCCTCGGCAAGGACAGCGAATGTCCCTTGCCAATGTTGAACAACAATAATCAAAAACAAATGGAACAGAAACAGATTGCCCTACAGTTGGGCTTGCCGGAAACGGCAACTGAGGCGGACATCAACGCCAAGCTCGGTGAGTTGAAGGCCGCAAAGGAAGAGAACGAGAAACTCCAGCAGGAGAAGGCGACCCTCACGCTTGCCGGTATCACCGCCATTGTGGAGAAGGCGGTAGGGGAGAAGCGCATCGCCCCCGACAAGAAGGACGAGTTCATCAACCTCGGCAAGGAAGTCGGCAAGGAGAAACTGGAGCGCATTGTCGCAGCCATGGCTCCGCAGATGAAGCTCAGTGCCGTCATCGGGCACCAGGGCGGAGCGGCAACACAGCAGCCGACTGCCTACAAGAAACTGAGCGATGTGCCGTCAAGCGAACTCTTGACCCTCCGCAAGGAGCAGCCCGAAGAGTACAAGCGACTCTACAAGGAAGAGTACGGCATGGAGTGTGAACTTTAGTACAAACCAATAAAACGGAAAAACAATGAAAGCAAAAGTATTTTTGACCATGATTACGGCAGTGCTGTTCAATGCGATGACAGGAGCCGTATTCGGTATGGCATTGGGCGTGTCGCCCGTGGCAGGTGCCGTCGGTGCCAATGCCGTCGCACTTGCCGTGAGCGGTGCAATGCCTGTGGGTGTGGCACGCGAGGGAGTGCTGAAAGAGATTTGGACTGGCGAGCTGGTGAAAGCCCTCCGCGAGTTCCTCGCCGGCACTTGGCTTGACGGCATCCCCGACAGTTCAAGCATCGTCGATAACGATGTTATCCACTTGGTGGAGGTTGGTGTGGACCCTGACGTACTCGTCAACAACACCACCTATCCAATCCCCTTGCAGGCACTTGATGACAAGGACATCGCCATTCAGCTTGACAAGTTCCAGACAAAGGTAACACCAATCACTGACGATGAGTTGTACGCTATCAGCTACGACAAGATTGCCCGAGTGAAGGAGAGCCATTCAAACGCCATCAACGATGCCAAGTTCGCCAAGGCAGCACATGCCCTCTGCGCACAGAAGAACACCGCCAAGACCCCGGTATTGACAACTACAGGCGAGCGTGACGCGACCACTGGCCGTATCAAGATGACCGCCAAGGACGTGCTCGCGATGAAGGCAGCCCTCGACAAGTTGGGTGTTCCGACCACGAACCGCCGCCTTGTATTGTGTACCGACCACGTGAACGACCTCTTGGAGACCGACCAGCGTTTCAAGGAGCAGTACAACATCGACCGCAACACTGGCAAGGTGGGCAAGCTCTACGGATTCGACATCTACGAGTATGCCAACACCCCGTACTTCTCAGCCAAGGGCGAGAAAAAGGCAGTCGGCGACAAAGGAGAGACTGCTGGCGACTTCCACTGCTCATTCGCATTCTACACGCAGCGTGTATTCAAGGCTACCGGCTCCACCAAAATGTACTGGAGCGCTGCCGAGAACGACCCTGAGTACCAGCGCAACAAGGTGAACTTCCGCCACTACTTCATTTGTATGTTCAAGAAGGCAGACGCAGGTGTCGTAATGACCAGCGGATATAAAGCAGAAGCGTAATGGCGAGAATGCAATATTTGGTCCTGCACTGCACAGCCACACCGGAAGGCCGTGAGGTAACCTCCAAGGAGATACGCCACTGGCACACCGACCCGGTAAGCAAGGGTGGGCGTGGCTGGAAGCAGGTAGGCTATACCGACCTGATACACTTGGACGGCAAGGTGGAGCGCCTTGTCGATAACAACGAGGACGCGGAGGTGGATTCGTGGGAAATTACCAACGGTGCGAAAGGCTACAACTCGGTGAGCCGACATATCGTGTATGCCGGAGGTTTGGCCAAAGACGGCAAGACCGCCAAGGACACGCGCACGGCAGCGCAGCTGAAGGCAATGACCGACTATGTGCGCAACTTTCACGAGCGTTTTCCGCAAATCAAGATAGTGGGACATCGCGACCTGCCGGGCGTGAACAAAGCCTGTCCGAGTTTCGATGTGGCGGGGTGGCTCAAGTCAATAGGCATTTACCAACAGTAAAAATATGGATGGCATGAATATCAGCGAAGTCCTGAACGTCCTCCTCGGCGGAGGTCTGGTGGCTACCATTGTGGCGATATGCACGCTGCGGGCTACCATAAGGAAAGCGAAAGCGGAATCGATGAAGGCGGAAGCCGATGCCGAGACGGTGCGTATGGACAACGCCGAGCATGCCACCCGTATCTTGGTAGAAAACATAGTGAAACCATTGAAGGAAGAGCTCAATGAAACAAGAAGATACCTCGAAGCGTCAAAGCGCGAGATGGCGCGTCTCAGGAAGGCTATCGACACTGCTAACAGTTGCAAGCATCATGATGACTGCCCTGTTCTTGTCGGGCTGCGCGACAAGCCGAAAGGCGAGCGTGGCCACGGAGGAAAGCGTGAGACAAGTATCCGCGGACACCCTCCGGAGCGAGGTGCGTCAGACGTGGACGGAGACAGTACCGCAGGAGGAAGCCAAACTGGAGATACCCCTGGCGGAACTGACTAACCTGCCCGAAAAGGCAGAGTACCGTGCCAAGAACGGCAGGGCCAGCGCGACCGTGCAGAACAAAGGCGGCACCATCGTGGTGTACGCCACCTGCGACAGCCTGCAGCGCCAGTGCGAATACTACGAGCGGCAGATGGCAAGCTACAAGAACGCGCTGGAACAGCAGAAGAATGAAGCCAAAACGGAAAAGGAACGCAGTTCCAATCCGTGGAGGATGCTTCTCATCGCCTTTATCGTCGGAGTGGCGACCGGCATAGTATTAACCATCACAACAAAAAGAATATGGCAGAAAGTAAGAAATTCATGTACGGCATAGGTGTCGTAAAGTTTGGAGACAAGACAGTCGGCTATATAGAGAAAGGCAGTTGGGACTGGGGCGGAGCCAAGCCCGAGAAAGTGGATGTGGAAGCCGAGCAGGTGCCCGGTGCCCCCGTGCTGACCCTCGTCACGAAGAACGGTACGATAGCCCCCACGTTCAACCTCATACAGCTGGACTACGAGAACCTCCAGCTCGCCCTTGGCGGTACGCTTGTCGGCACGCAAGGAGCCTATACCGGTTGGAAAGCCCCGACCGACCTTGTGGAACTCCGAGACAAGTGTGAGATTCAGCTGAAGAGCGGGCAGACAGTGACGATACCGAGTGCCACCCTTATGGCCAACCTCGGAGGCAAGCTCACCCTGACCGAGGTCTCTAAGATAGAGTGCCAGTTGACGGTGAACGCGCCTGATGACGGCAGTGCTCCCTATGATGTGGCCGATACCAAACCTGGGGAGTAGCGCATGAACCGAGCAATCGAAAAAGAAGCGGCGGAGGCACTCCTTGACAGGGGTGTCTCCGTGCCGTTTAAGGACATACGTCTGCCGTTCCGCAAGAAACCGCTGAAGGTGCGCATCACCATGAAGCGCCCCACATTGGCAGGACAGATAGAAATCGGGAGGCAGTATCTGGAGATGGACACCACGGCAGAGGAGGTGCGGACACTGCCCAAGCTGGAGCAGATGCGTTTCATGGCCAGACACGGCAAGCGCCTGTCGCGCATCATCGCCTACACCGTGTGCAGGGGGTATATATCCCGCCATCTGTTTGTGGAACTGACCGCATGGCTCGTGCGCAACTTCGTGGCGTACCGGTACCAGGTGGCCGCCACCGAGCAGTTCGAGCGGCTGATGGGCACAGGCCCTTTTATGAGTATTATCAGATCCGCGGAACGGACGAATCCGATGAAGCTGAGACTGAGCCAAGGAAAGAAGGGGAGTTAAGGACCGAGTATGAAGGTTCCCATAGCCCTTTCGGATTCGTGTGGCAGATAGCCAGCGCGACAGGCTGGAGCGTGGACTACATACTCCACGGCGTGAACTACCAGACCCTCATCATGATGCTGTGCGACGCCCCACGTTACATCAAGAAGAAAGCCGGCAGACCCGACAGCGGCAAGACCGCCGAGGAGGAAGCCGAGGACATCGCAGGATTTTTTCAAAGTAAACTGAATTGAAAGCATGAGCAAGCCCGTAGAGATAGAGTTCCTGATGAAGGACAAACTGAGTGACGGTATCGACAACGCCAACGCGCATATCGATACCCTCATAGACAATGCCAAGAAAGCGGCCGAGTTGGTGAACGCCAAGATAGCCGAGCAGCACAAGGTCATTGACGGAGTGTCCGCGGACCTCAGCCGTATGGAGCGGCAGCTTGCAGGCATGAAACCCGGTACCGCCCAGAAGGAACTCGCCGCCGATGTCATGGCTTGCCGTAAGGTTCTGGACGAGGAGCGGAACACCCTCGTCTATCTGGAGAAACAACACCGCCAGGCTGAAAAGGCCGTGTCCGACTTGGAGAAGGAGCATGGCAAGCTCTCCGAGTCCAGCACCACGGCGGCTGTGGCGCAGAAGACCCTTGCCGAGCGTATCGCCGAGAGCAAGGACTTGGTGAAGTACACCACCTCCAACATCAAGGAGCTGGAGAAAGCCTACAAGAACGCAGCCCCCGGTAACGCCCAGTCCGCAGCCCTTGCCGAACTCAACGCCGCCAAGAAAGCGTTGGAGGAAGAGAAGCTGATACTCGCCAGCCTTACACGCGAGCAGGAGGAAAACAAGGAGAGCAACAAGCGTCTGGCCATGCAGTTGCGCGAGTTGCAGGACGCGATGGCCAAGATGCGACTGGAGGGAAAGCAGGACACGGAAGAGTACCGCGAGATGGCGGAGAAGGCAGCCTTGCTGTCCGACACCATCGCCGACCTCCATACCCAGACCAAGATACTCTCCAATGACGATGCAAATCTGCAGGGATTCATGTCCGGTATCAGCGGTCTGTCCGGCATGTTTACCGCTGCTACCGGTGCCGTGTCGCTGTTCGCCTCCGAGAACGAGAACCTTGCCAAGATACAGGCGAGGGTGCAGTCCGTCATGGCCGTTACGATGGGGTTGCAGCAGGTGTTCAATACCCTGAACAAAGACTCTGCGTTCCGTTTGGTGACGGTGGTGAAGATGAAGAACCTGCTGACGGCTGCCAATACCAGATTGGCAGTGGCACTCGGCATTTCCACTGCGGCGGCATCTGCACTCATGGCTACCCTCACGCTGGGCTTGTCCGCAGTCATTACCGGTCTGATTGTCCTGTTCAACAAATACAGCGACGCGCAGGAAGAGGCACGGCAGAAAGCGCAGGAACTCATTGAGGTGGAGAGCGAGGGCAGGGCGCAGATGATAAAGACCCGTTTCGAGATAAACAACACCATTCGCGAGCTGAAGGAGTTCACCGGCAGTAAGGAGGAGGAAAAGAAGAAGACCGAAGAACTGAACCGCAAGTACGGCGAGGCTTTCGGCTACTACGACACCGTTGCCGAGTGGTATGATGTCCTTACGCAGAAAGCTGCAGACTATATCCAGATGCTTTTTCTGCAGGCCAAGGCACAGGCACTGGTCAACAAGGCAGTGGAAGCCGACGACAAGGTGAACAAGCTGAAGGCGACCGATGCCGATGATGTCGATGTCTCCATGGGGTGGTTCAAGAAGTCCCTCCTGTATTTTGCGCAAGGAGAGACCAACGGCCAGATAGACGCGTCGGCCATCATCAAGGAGGAAAACGAGAAGAACAAGGAACAGGCCATCGCCGATGCCGAGAAACTCCGTGACGACCTGCTCAAACAGGCGGAGGACCTGACCAAGGAAATGGGCGAGATAGGCAAAAACAGCAATATCGGCGGCCATTCCAAGCCCGAACACAAGCCGACCGGTGGAAACGGTGACAAGGACAGACAAAAAGAGCTGGAGCGCGAGAAGGCAGCCGAGCAGAAACGAGCCGAGGAACTTGCGCGACTCCGTCAGGAGAACGAGCAGGAAAGCATCGACCAGATGGCTGAGGGCAGTGCCAAGCGAATCCGGCAGATAAAGTTCAACTACCAGAAAGAGGAATCCGAGATAAAGGCGCAGGAGGCCAAGTGGCGCGATGCGCAAGGCGGCAACCTCACGGAGGAGCAGGGCGAAGCCCTTGCGGAACGGTTACGTCTGGCACAGGAAGAACAGCGCAAGGGCTTGGAGGAAATTGACAAGGAATCCCTGAAGAACGAGCTCCAGACCATGGTGGACTACCTGCGCGAGTATGGCACACTCCAGGAGCAGAAATACGCCATCGCCAAGGAATACGCCGAGAAGATACGCGAGGTGAACGGGGGCGACGGCACGGCTGAGGAGAAGCGGTGGCAAGTCCGCAAGCTCGAAAAGGAGCGTGACGCTGCCGTCAGTCAGACCAATGCCCAGAACCTTGCCTTGAACATAGACTGGAGTACCACCTTCGAGGGTGTCGGCAACGTGCTCAAAGACGTGGCGAAAGATACCCTCGCCAAGATAGAGGAGTACATGCAGACCTCCGAGTTCAAGAAACTCTCGGCGGAAAACAAGAAAGTCTATACCGACCTGCAGGCGAAGCTGAAGGACGAGACCGGCGGCAACAGCACCAGTGCCTTCAACTTCAAGATATGGGGCACAATCGCCGAGAACGTGAAGACCTACCAGGACAGCGTGCGCACGCTCCGTGAGAAGACTGATGCCCATACGCAGGCCGTGGCCGATTTGGAACAGGCGCAGAAAGACCTTGCCGATGCGACCGATGATGCCTCAAAGGAAATCGCACAGAAAGCGGTGGACATAGCGCAGGGAAAGGTCAACATGACGGCAGCGTCGCAGAACGAGGCGCAGGAGGCCAGCGACAAGGCAAGGAAAACCCTCACCGACAACACCAACGCGGCGGCGCAGGGCATCAAGAACTTTACCGGCTACCTGAACGAGATGTCGGACGGCTCGCTGTACGGCTTTGCCAACGGCATCACCAAACTCATTACCTCGCTCTCCAAAGGCTCTGACGGCATCGGCAAGTCGTTGGGCGAGTTGGGCGGCAAGGTAGGAGGCATCGTCGGTGCCATACTCCAGATACTCGATGCGCTGGGTGATGACCCGAAAGGTTTCATCAACGACCTGCTCGACAAGGTTGCCGACACGATAAACAAGGTGGTGGAGGAACTGCCCGAAATCATCATCGATGTCATCAAGGACGTGGGCAACATCGTGCAGGGACTGCTCAGCGGCATTGCCGGGTGGTTTGGCATTGACGACCTTTTCGGACTGAACGGCAATGAGGCGGAGGTGAAAAAGACCATTGAGAACCTGACCGAGCGCACCGAACTCCTGCAGAACGCCATCGAGGACCTGACCGACGTGATGGAGAAAAGCTATGGTCAGAAAGCCACCGATGCCTACGAGCAGGCCAAGCGCAACCAGGAGGAGACCAACGCCAACTATCTGGGCATCGCGCAGGCGCAGGCAAGCTACTGGAAGCACCACCACAGCTGGAACTACTACTGGAACGGCTTTTCCGATGACCAGACGGCATGGATAAGGCAGAACGTGAAGGAGAACTTCGACGGCAGCATCTGGAGTCTTACACCGGAGGAGATGAAGAAACTCCTCTCCAATGTGGATATAGCCGAGTACATCAAGAACACCGGCAAGGGCGGTTATGGAAATGATGTGCTGGACAAACTGCAGGACTATGCCGACCAGGCGGGAAAGATAGAGGAACTGACCGACAGCTGGCGCGAGACCATAACCCAGATAAGTTTCGACAGCATGAAGGACAGTTTCATCTCCAACCTGATGGACATGAAGAAAACCTCCAAGGACTTTGCCGAGGACTTCGCGACGGACATGCAGAAAGCCCTGCTGAGCTATTCCATGGAAGACCTCATCAACGGCAAGCTGAAACAGCTGTACGATGATTGGGCGCAGCTCATATCCGACAAGAACGGTGAACTGACGGAAAAGGACATCGAGGACTTCAACCGCCGTTATGACGAGATTGTGGCGGAAGGGCTGAAGCGCAGGGACGAGTGGGCGAAGGTCACCGGCTACGAGGACACGGGCGGCACAAGCCAGAGCGCGAAATCCGGAGGCTTTACCGCCATGACGCATGACCAGGGCACGAAACTGGAGGGTATGTTCACCAGCGGACTGCAGCACTGGTCAAGCATGGACGAGCGTCTGGAGACTGTGGCCGACCGCATGAACCTTGCCGAGAGCCATCTGGCACGGATAGCCGAGAATACCGGCACGAGTGCGGGACATCTTGGCGAGATAAAGGAAGACATCAGGAAAATAGTAAGGGACGGACTAAAAGTAAAATGACATGGACAAGATACTTGGAGGACTGGTGCTGGTGAACGGCACCGACATCTGGAAAGAATACGGCGTGTTCCTCGTAGAGGACAAACGAGGCGGAATGGATAACCTTACCGCCATACTCACCCCGAGCAAGACGAAGAAGGACACCGCCGTGAGCATACGCGAGGAGCAGGGCGAGAAATACTCCGCCACACTGACACCGAGAAACGAGCCGAGGGACATCACGCTTAACTTCGCCTTGTACGACAAGACACAGGCGGGTTGGCTGCGGAAATACTTCTCGTTCATCAATTTTCTGAAACAGGGAAAGGGTGGCTGGCTGGACATCGTATTCACGCAGCTTGACCTTACCCTGCATGTGAAATACAGCGAGAGCCCCAAGTTCACACCGCTCACCTACCTGTGGAAGGAAGGCGTGAACGCCGGCAAGTTCAAGGTGAAGTTCCGTGAGCCTGTCCCCATCATCTAATGACATTCAAACAGCATTCCGATATGGTTCTGACAATATACGACAAATACGGCATCGCCCGGACGGACATCTCGCCCGGTGACGGCAGCACCCAGCAGAAAGAGGTGCAGGGAGACAACGTGCTGACGCTCTCCTTCACCCATTACGAGCATATACCCCTTGATGTGAACGACTATGTGGATTTTGAGGGCGAGCGCTACTGGCTCACCGAAAAATACGCTCCTGCCCAGAAGAGTGATGGCGAGTGGTCGTATGACGTGAAGTTTTACGGCATTGAGAGCCTGATAAAGCGTTTCCTCGTGCTGGAGACCACCGACAACAATGCCGAACCAGTGTTCACATTGACCGCCACTCCGAGAGAGCATGTGGCGATGGTCGTGAAGTGCATCAACAACGGCATGGGGCACACCACCGACTGGAAAGTGGGACAGGTGGACGGCACCGACCTCATTGTCATCGATTACGAGGGCAAGTACTGCGACGAGGCACTGAGGGAGATAGCCGAGAAAGTGGGTGGAAGTGCCGAGTGGTGGGTGGAAGGCCAGACCGTGAACATCTGCAGATGCGAGTACGGCGAGGAAATAACATTGGGGTACGGCAGGGGACTGACGAGCCTGGAGCGTGACACCGGCAACACCAACAAGTTCTACACGCGCCTGTTCCCGATAGGCAGTACCCGCAATATCGATGCGGAGAAATACGGTCACAGCCGTCTGATGCTGCCCGGCGGGCGTCAGTATGTGGAACTGCACAGTGATGAGTACGGCATCTATGACCACTACGAGAAAGACGCGTTCAGCGGCATCTATCCAAGACGCACCGGTGAGGTGAGCGGTGTGCGCAGTGAGAATGTCAAGGACGATGACGGCAACGCATTCACCATCTACTACTTCAGGGACGATACGCTGAACTTCGATCCCAACGACTACGAATTGGCCGGTGAGACCAAGCGCGTATCGTTCCAGGACGGCGAGCTTGCCGGACTCGGTACCGATGATGACCACTATTTCGAGGTGAACTTCGACAGCAAGACACGCGAGTTCGAGATAATCACCATCTGGCCGTATGACGATGATACCCAACTGCCCGGTGGAAAGCTCGTGCCAAAAGTTGGTGACCACTATATCCTTTGGAACGTGCGTATGCCCGACGAGTACTACCCGATAGCGGAGGAGGAGTTCCTAAACGCAGTGGAGAAGTACAACGCCGAGCACTGGAAGGACATCAGCGTCTATAAAGCCCCGACCGACCATGTGTGGGTGGAGGAGAATAATGTCGTGTTCTATGTCGGCAGGCGTGTCCGGCTTGTAAGCGACAAGTATTTCCCTGAAAACGGCTACAGGCAAAGCCGTATCACCAAGATAACGCGCAAGGTGAACCTGCCAAGCCAGATGGACTTGGAAATCAGCGATGCCCTGCAGACCGGCGCACTTGACAAGGTGAACGACAGCATCGGAGAGCTGAAGAACTATACCAAGTCCAGGACGGAGGGCGCAGCTTTGCCCGACATCATACGCTCATGGGACGACACGCAGCCGACCGACAACAACCTGTTCTCCGCAAGACGGAGCCAGCAGGAGTTCATCAGCAAGAAACGCAACGACCGTGCGAAGAAGAAAATCACTTTCGAGGAAGGCATCGGTATCGGACTGGAAGAGAATGGGCGCATCGATGGCAAGGGCAATGCCGAATTGCTCACCCTTGTGGTGCGCGAGCTGTTGCGCAGTGCAAACTTTGACGGTGGTGGCATGACAGACAACGGCTGGCAACTCGGACTTGACGAGGATTTGCTGTCGCATCTGACCATTGACAAGATAACCGTGAGGCGCGTGATGAATGTCTTTGAACTGCTGATAAACAAGGTGCGCAGCGTGGGCGGACAGATTTGCGTGAGCGCGGCCAACGGCAAGATAAAGACGGTGCAGGAGCAGGGAGACTACTGGCACATCACATTCGAGCAGGATAACACCTTCGTGGCGCACGACCTGATGCGCTGCCAGGTGTTCACTGGCACGTCACAGAAAGCCTACTGGGTGGAAGTGGCCGGCACAGCGAATGGTGGCATACTTGTGGAGAAATCCGAGTTTGAGACCTCACAGCCCGAAGAGGGCGACGAGTGCGTGCTGATGGGCAACACCGAGACTGCGAACCGCCAGAACCTTGTCCTCATATCCGCCTCGGAGGACGGGCACCCGAGAGCGGATGTGCTGGACGGAGTAAACGCCAAGAACTTTGACCACGCCCTGCGTGCAAGGCTCGGCAACCTTGACGACATCAAGGACGACCGATTCCCGTTGGATAACCAGCCGAAGGGCAACGGCCTGTATGCCGACAACGTGTATCTGCGCGGCACGTTCCTGCTTTCCACCGGCGAGGACATCAAGACCAAGCTGGAGATAACGGAAGGCAAGGTGCAGAGTGCCATTGACAGCGTACGCAACGACTTTTTGAGCGAGAAAGGCTACCTGAACAACCCCACGTTCACATCGGGGCTGGAGAAATGGAACTCCGAGAACGAGACCGTGTTCTTCCTTGTCGGCAACAAGTGGATATGGGCCAACGGCAATGTGCTCTCCAAGAAAGGCGACGGCGCAAGCGTGGTCACAGATATGGGGCGCACGGTGGTACGCATACGCAACAAGTACATACTGCAGAAACACGGGAACCTGCGCTATGTGCCCACGTTCCCGACCAATGACGAGGGGCAGAAAGAAGCCCTGCCGGTATATCTGACATTCTTCTACCGCTGTGCCAAGGCCGGCACGCTGAAGGTTCGCTTCGAGAATGTGGACAAGACAGGCTTTGCCAACTTCAACAGCATGGAGATAAGCGAGGAAATCGCGGAGACCGACGGCTATGTGCAATATACCGGCAACGGCCTGTGGAACGGAACGGGCGACTTTCGTCTGGAGTTTGACGGAGACATCTATATGTATATGCTGGTGCTCAGCACCGACAAGTACGAGGCGCTGACACACCGTTACCGCACGCTGTTCGAGCAGAGCGAGCGGCTTGTAAAAATCTCCGCTGCCGTGTTCGACAAGGACGAGAATATGCTGGAGGAGACAGGGCTTATAACCACCTCCAAGGTGTCGGGCCTGTACGCCATCGATGGGGACGGCAATCTGAAGTCCTTTGTCGGAGCAGGACAGGACGGCGTGAAGATAAAGGCATCAAATATACAGTTGGAGGGACTTGTGACCGCCAACGAGAATTTCAAGATATTGGAGGACGGCAGCATCGTCACGCAGAATGCGACGATATACGGCAAGGTGTTCGTCGAGGACGGTGGAAAAGTCGGTGGCTTTGATATTCAGAACGCCTGTATGAGATGGAGCGACAGCATGGCGGAGATAAGGCTTGGATATGATAACTCATGGGTAAGGAAAACCTGCGTGTATATCAAGGCGGACATGTTCAGCAACGCCATCGCCGGGCTTGCCCCGATGGGAGGCAGCGGGATTTACGGGAGTTGCAGGAGCACCCCTACATTCCCGAGCAGCAGTACCATGTGTGCGGGGTATTTTGACGGGGACATACTCGTGAATGCCGGTAACATACTCGTGACTGGCGGTGCTATCCAAGCGGACAAGATGCTGCCACAGAACGGCTGGTCGGGGCAGTTCAAGGGAAAGACGGTAACGGTTCAAAACGGAATAATCATAAACGTGTCATAATATGAAGATAGACTTTCAGCATTTCAATGTTTACCTGTCGGTCACTCGCAAGGAGGCGCGGCCGATGGACGTGCGCGAGACATTCGCGGACATGATATACAACAACGTGAACGGCATCAAGGCGCACGCCCTTGCCTTGAAGATATACGGGAGTGAGGGCGAGGCGGACTACACCGATGACGAGGTGAAACTTGTGCGCGTCGTCGCCGAGCGTCTTTGCGTTCCCGGCTTCATAGACGGGCTGAACGAGCAGTTGGATAATAACCCTAACAACGAATGATATGACAGACGAGGAGAAGAAAACAGTCGTTCAGGAAGTCCTGAACCAGATAAAGACAGACAGTCAGAGCGTGGACGAACTGGAAACCGCCACCTCACTTGACAGCGTGAACTCACTCCCGGCCATGCAGGGTGAGAAAGTGGTCCGTGTGCCTGTGTCCCTGCTTGCGAAACCGGCTGAAGAAGCAGCTAAGACTGCAAATGCAGCCGCTGCCACGGCGGACGCATCATCGAAAGCGGCCGGGACAGCGGCACAGCAGGCAAAAGACGCGGCAGACGTGGCCTCGGGCGCTGCACTCACGGCCAACAATTCGGCTATGCTTGCCGATGCCGCCACGGCAAAGCTGAATGATGCCATCGCGGCAGCCAACACCCACCCGGTGGTGCTGGCGAACAGCCTTGTCGGTGATTCCGACCGCATATTCAGTGACTGGTCAGAGGCGATGGAGACCATTGCCGGTAACGAGAGCACCGGTGGTGAGAAAGTTTTCACCACCGGCTGTGTGATGATATTCAGGGGTATGGACGGCTGGGAGTCCTGGCAGTTCACCGGTGACCCCCTCGATGACCTCCATGACGCGGAGAAATGGCAGGAATACGCCACAGGCGGCAGTGGCGGAAACACCTACAACGTGACAGAGGAAATCCCGCTTGAGAGCGGTTTCTACACATTGGCGACCGCCATCGTTGCCGTGGAGGAGAAGAAACGCGCCAAGGGACGCTGTATCACCTACGAGACGGCGCAGGGCAAGTGGGAGACCAAGCAATTCACCGGCACGAGCCTTGACAGTTGGGAACAGGCTGCGAGCTGGGAGGAGTTCGGCGGTGCAGGAAACGTGAAGAGCATATCGGTAAACGGAAAGAAACAGACTCTTGACAGCACGGGCAACGTGAACATCACCATCAACGAAATGGAGGTGGACGAGAGCCTGAACACGAACTCCACCAACCCGGTGCAGAACGCAGCCGTGGCTATCAAACTCGCAGAAGTCGAAGCCAACACCATATTCGGCGGCAGTGCCGAGCTGAGCGAAGACGAGAGCACCGTGCGTGTGACGCTGACCAACAAGAGCGGTGCGGAGGTTGTAGGCTTGGATATACCGGCAGGCAAAGGCGGTAGCGGCGGAGATGCCTCCACCACCAAAATCGTGTTGACGGCAGAGACTGACAAGTCCGTCATCAAGGAAGGCGACAAGGCCACACTCACATGGTTCTACGACCACCAGTACAGCAGCGGTGACGAGAAGGGCACATCGACGGGGCAGAAAGCCGTCGTGGAGATACAGATGAAGCGTGGCACTACGCTGATGTATTCCGATACACAGCAGGACGTGAGCAAGGGCACCTATACGCTGGACCTGACTAAATACCTTCTTTTGGGCACGACGGACATCTATGTGAAGGCGACCACCACAGACCCGACAACAGGCAAGACGCAGACCAAGCAGAGTTATGTGAGCGTGAAGGCGGTGACCCTTGCCTTGAGCAGTGGTTTCAATATTGCCGAGTGTATCGCAAAAGGCGGCTATGGCGTGAGCGAGAACGTGGGCATACCCTATGCCGTAAGCGGAAGCGGCACAAAGACCGTCACCCTTTATGTGGACGGCATACAGAAAGACTCCGTTTCCGTCACAAGGAGCGGTACCACCAACGGCAGTTTCACGCTCTCCATGTCCGGGCTTGCAGTCGGCAGGCATACTGTGCAGATGGTGGCCGAGATGAAGGCAAGCGAGGAACTGACACTGAAGAGCGAGAGCATCTATTTCGACATATTGAAGACCGGCAGCAGTGCCCCATATATCGGAACCAAGATAATTTTCAAGGACGGGCGCGTCTTTACGGCAGACCATCTCACCCCGACCATCGATACGGGGCAGTATGAGCAGATGATGTTCGATTTCGTGGCCTACGACCCCACGGCAACCCCTGCGGGCATGAGCGTGTGGAGAGACGGCATAAGGACGCAGACGGTGAGTGTGCCGAGAACGGTGCAGACCTACACGAACCGTTTCTTGGAGAAAGGCGCGGTTGCGATGGTGTTCAAGTGCGGCACGACCGAATACAAGTTCAACGTGAACGTGACGGAGAGCGGCATCGACCTGGGTGAGGCGACTTCGGGGCTGGTGCTGAAGCTGACGGCAGCGGGCAGGAGTAATGCGGAGAGCAGTCCTGCGGAATGGCGTTATAACGACGTTCAAACGGCGTTTGAAGGCTTCGACTGGCAGAGCAACGGCTGGACGGGTGACGCGCTGAAACTGACAAACGGGGCGAACATAGAAATCGGGTACAGACCATTTGCCAGTGATGCCACCACGACTGGTGCGACCTATGAGTTGGAACTGACCTGCAGTAACGTGACGGACCGCAAGGGCACGGTGGTGGACTGCATGGCCGGCAATGTCGGTTTCAGACTGACCACGCAGGAGGCGCTGATGCGCACGGGCGCAGGCTCGGAAGTGGGCACGAAGTTCGCGAGCGGCATGACACTGAAGATAGCCTTCGTGGTACAGGAGAAGAAGGGCAACCGGCTGATGGAACTGTATGTGAACGGCATATTGAGCGGTGCAAAGCAGTACGCCCCGACAGACAGCCTTCTGCAGGACGAGCCGGCCAACATCAGGATAACGAGCGAGAGCGCGGACGTGGAGGTAAGGAATCTGCGCATATACAACCGTGCATTGGGTGATGACGAGGAACTGGCCAACTACATGGTGGACCGGCCGACGAGTGATGAGATGGTGGTTCTGTTCGAGAAGAACCAGGTGATGGACGACGAGGGCACTGATGTCGATATAGACAAGCTGAGGGCGATGGGCAAGAGCGTGATGCGCATCGTGGGCGACGTGAACCTGGTGAACCAGACGAACAACAAGAAGTTCGAGGTCCCTGTCGATATATACTTCTACTCGGCCTACGGCAAGGAGTATGACTTCATCATCTACCAGTGCGGACTGAGGATACAGGGAACGTCATCAACGACCTACCCGAGAAAGAACTACCGCATCTACTTCTCGAGGGAGAGCAAGTACGGCACGAAACTGTATGTAAATGGGCTGGAGGTTCCCGACTTCAAGTATTCGTTCAAGCCGGGGGCACGTCCCATTGACATTTTCTGTCTGAAAGCCGATTTCTCGGACTCGTCCTCCACGCACAACCCCGGCGGTGTGCGCATCGTGAACGACATCTGGAAGAAGTGCGGCTGGCTGACTCCGCCACAGGCGGCATACAAGGGCAACTACGACGTGAGAATCGGCGTGGACGGTTTCCCTATGGACCTGTTCTATGACAACGACGGGACAGGCGAGAACGTGTACTTAGGCAAGTACAACTTCCTGAACGAGAAGAGCGGGAGCGGCATCATCTACGGCTTTGAGGGCATTGAGGGATTCAATGACGAGGTGGCTTTGAACGGCGAGAGAAACAAGTGCATCTGTCTGGAGTTCCTGAACAACTCGGAGGCACTGTGCCTGTTCGGTACAAGCAACATGGACTCGTTTGACGATGCATTGGAGTTCCGTTTCAAGGCAGATGACACATGGGCAACGGCGCACGAGGACGACAAGGCAGCTGTGAAACGCCTTTGGGAATGGATATATTCATGCAAGGGCAACCCGACAAAGTTCCTGAACGAATATGAGGACTATTTCGGCAACGACTCGCCCTTTGCGTGGTATCTGATAACCGACTACCTGATGGCTGTCGATAACCGTGCCAAGAACATGATGCTCGTGACATGGGACGGCAAGATATGGTACTTCCTGCCCTACGACATGGATACCATCTTCGGCGAGCGGAATGACTCGGTGCTGAAGTACGACTACACGATAACGTGGGAGACGATGGACGAGAGCATCGGCTCGTATGCCTTTGCAGGGCACGACTCGGTGCTGTGGGAACTGGTGAGAGGCTGCCCTGACAAGTTGCGCGAGGTGGCCGACAAGCTGCGCTCTACCATGTCGTTGGAATATGTGCTGAAGGTGTTCAACGAGGAGCAGATGGGCAACTGGTGCGAGCGCATCTACAACAAGGACGGTATCTATAAGTATATCAAACCGCTCACGGATGGCGTGACGAGTGCTGACGGAACGACCAATTACTACGACTACCTGTACGCGTTGCAGGGCAGTCGGTACGCCCACCGCACATTCACCATTCAGAACCGCTTTGCCCTGCTTGACAGCCAGTATGTGTGCGGCACATACAGAAAGGACAGCTTTGCGGCCTACTTCGGCTACAAATTTGGCTCAGATAACCGCAAAATAAGAATCACGGCAAGCGAGCGTTACTACTTCGGCTACGGCTACACGAGCGGCACGCCACACGAGAGCGCGGTGCTGGCGGAGGACACTGGAAGCACGGTGAATCTGACTTTGGACACGGACCTCATCGTGAATGACCCCCAGTATATCTACGGCGCGAGCCGTATCATGGGGCTTGACCTTACGGACGTGAGCCATGCGATACTGCAGACGCTGAACCTGAACAACTGCACGGCACTGAGGACGTTGGACGTGAGCTGTGCCCAGACACAGACAACGCTGAACGCCCTGTTGGTGAACGGCTGCCGAAACTTGCGGACATTGAATATGACCGGTCTGAAGTCCACAGCCTTTACAGGCATAGACCTGAGCAACAACACGAAACTGGAGACGTTGAAGGCAGGACGTACAGCACTGACGGGCGTGAACTTCGCACAGGGTGCTCCATTGACAAGCGTCACATTGCCATCTACTCTGCAGACACTGGAACTGCGTTACCTAAACAAATTGATGACAAGCGGTTTGACATTAGAGGGCACAAGCAATATTACACGCTTTGTGGTGGATAATTGTCCCGGCATAGACTGGCAGACATTGTATGCAAGATGCACCAATGTAAAGTATCTGCGCGTGACAGGCATCGACATGGAGGGCGACGGCAGTCTGCTGACCTCGCTGATGGCGACGGGCGGTGTGGACGAGAACGGCGGCAATGTGGACACCTGCCGACTGGTGGGCACATATCGCTTGACCTCTTATAAAGCAGACGAGGAGTATGGGGCACTGCAGGAACACTTCCCGGAACTGAACATCGTACAGCCCGAATATACCATGCTGGAGAGCGACGAGAGTGTGGCCGATGATGCGAACATCTCGAACCTTGACAACGGTACCGGCTACAAGTATGGCAACGACTACAAGCCGAGCGGCCACATAGAGGCAATCTTCAAGAACCGCCACCGCGTGCTTGCCAAGGTGACAAAGAAAGCCACGACACGGAACGTGAACATCGCCAACGTGGATACAGTGGTGAACAATTTGGACGGAGAGATGACGTACTGCCCACTTGCAGACACGGACAGCAACAAGTATTATGACGGCTCGACCGCCAAGCTGGACGGTACGGAGGGCGACTGGATGATGTATGAGCCGTTCTTCTGGAGCAAGGGCATCAATGACTTCTTGAACAGCAAGAACTACAGCTGCTACAGTTCGAGGGACAAGGACCACATGCCGGCGGTGCCGAATGTGGACGTGCTTACACTTGCGGACATCAAGGCATTGCAGAGTGGCTATACAAACGGCAAGAAGATAATGAGCGGCAAGGACACCATCAAGAACTCCTACAGCACGGACAGTGCTTATTCCGTATGTGTGGTAGATGTCAGCGGTTACAAAAAAGTGCGCTGGCCGAGTGTGCCGGGAACAAATC